CCATTATTACGATACTTCATGAGCTTCAGTATACAATTGTTGAATAATAGTTTCAACTCTTTTGTTGTCTGTCTTGATGTTCATCCCCTCGATATACTTACGGATGATGCTCATCGTATCTTCTGCTTCATTGACGATATCTGAGTCTGTCTCGAGATCAAGATTGAAGTTATCTTCAACTACTTGGATGTCAGCAGCTCCGCATTTTTCTAATTTATCGACTACAAGGTCAAACCAGTAAGGATTAGTCTTATTCTTTACTACGACCTTCACATAGCAATCTTTATAGACGGAAGGATCGAAAGCAATAACTTCGTCCATCGTCTTGTTCATATCATCATAGAAGATCTTATGAAAGATATTATTAGGATTCTCAATGAATGTCAGTTCACGGGTTTCTGTATCAAATATATGAAAGCCTTTGATATCATTATAATCAGACCAAGTATACTGGACAGCAGTGCCAAGGTAATGAATATTACTGTTATTGGAACGAGTATGATAGTGGCCGCTACAAACAACGTCAAATTTATCGAAGATCTTAGGATCTTCGCCATGGTCGCTAACATGCCCTCTGTACATCTCAAAACCGTTTAATTCCAGATGTCCCATCACAACAGATGATTTTGAATTCCTAATCGCTTCGAATGTAGCATCTCTATTCTCATCACAGATCCATGGCAAGAGCAACATGCCGATGCCGCCTATATTGATTTCTGTCGGTTGTATGTATATCTGTATATTATGATACTTATAACTGAGCAATTCATCCAGCGCGTTTACATCATTAGTATTCTTATAGAAAGTATCATGATTGCCTGCGATGATATGCAGATCAAGGCCTTTTGTCATCATAGGATCTAAAAAATCATCTCGTAGGCGCTTAGCGGTCAGATAGTTAATATACTTGCGACGATCAACGAGATCCCCAAGATGAATAACAGTATCAATACCTTCTCTATCAAGGATGGGCCAAAAGACTTCATCTAAAAACCTCTTCATATGATTATTCATGATCGAGGAATCGTTTCTGATCCCCCAATGAGTATCTGTGATTAATGCTATTTTCATTATCTAATAACGCTCTTCTTTCTAACAGGAACTGTAAATGCAGGCCTGCTATTTGATTTCTTCAAAACATCTTCACAATAATCTCTGATGGTCTCTAGACGCATCTTATAAGCATCTTTCATATGATCTTGCTTCGATGTAAAAAGGTTCTCGGCACAGTCGATGATGACTTGCGGAACCATGTGCATATTATTCTGGTTCATCGATGAACTTCTCCAATCCTGTTTCTTTTTTGATCTTAGATTTTAGTTTCTTCTCTTCTTGCTTCTTGTCATAAGTAGAGACGAGGTTATTCATGTATTCATTATTGAGATCGACATTGACAGATCGTGTCTCTTCACCTGCTGCTTGTTCTGCTAGCATTCCTTCGAAATAAAAATTCTCTAGCGTCTTTTGCTTGATATACAGATGTTTCTTCTCATGTTCGATGCGTCTCAAGAAAGCATAATATATGATCTGAGTGAAATATGCAAATGGATTATTCGACTTCTCAGGATTAAAATTATTGATATATGTGATACAGTTCTCTAACCCGTCAGCGACCATGTCTTCCCGAAACGTATAGTTCACGAAGTTAGGTTTGTATGAGAGGTGATTAGCGATCTTATACAGACATTCACCGATGTAAGGTGGGATCCTCGGTTTAGGTTTATCTGCTGCCTTAGCAGCATCAACGTCATTCTTATACTGTAAAATGACTGTAAAAAACTTCTTATTGTCTACATAATGAACGCTAGGTTTCTTAGCCATTTTTAAATTTCCATGTTGTAAATTTTGTAATTAAAATTCTCACTATTATATATTTCTAATCTTTCTACCAGATGCTGTAGAGTGAAATTAGTATGCGTCTTATATTTCAGATCATCTGCGATATCATATATCGTGACGTTATTCTTACCTTCGGTCGTCCTCAATCCTCTACCGATAGATTGTAGCGTCCTTATCCTCGATTTAGTAGGAGAAGCAAAGACAACATTATGTAGATTGCGTATATTGATACCTGTTGAAAATGTTCCATAGCTTGCCACAATGATAGCATCATTTTCTTTCTCAACGATAGCTCTGACTTCTTCTCTATCTTCTGCATCTACACCACCATGAATATAAAATATCTTGCGATCTGTGTTCTTCTTTGATATCATATCGTACAACACTTTGCCGTGCTTGTCAACAAATTGATACAATACTAATGAATTTCCTTTGAGAGACGAGGCGAGATTGGTTATGAACCTGTTACGCGGCTCATATCTTACTAGAAAATCGATCTCTGTCTGATAGTCATAATCTTTACATTGCTTCCGTATCTCAGGTTTATATTGCAGTATGAGATTTTTGATCTTCAATTCTGCGACATGTCCTTGCTCCATCAGCTTGCTTGTCGTAGTGACTTTCTCGACAGGACCGAATAATCCTTCTAGTGTCGTCTCATTAGTCAGCGAACCATCTAGCGTACCTGTGAACCCGAAGCGATACGGGCATTCATAGAGCTTCTCCATGATGCTAGTCAATGACTTCGCTTTGAACTGGTGTGCTTCGTCACCTATCACGAGCTTAAACTGATCAAACCATGTTCTGTGCATCTTAAAGATAGATTGCCAAGTCGATATCGTTATAGGTTTGTCTGTCTGTTTATCTTGACCTGCATAGATGCTATGCACTTTGCTACCGCTGTCGAATCCATATTCAGCGAAATCTGTTGCTAACTGGCTAACGAGAGATGTTGTCGGCACTACGATCAAGGTTTTTTCATTATAATATCTCGTTATGAGATAGATGATCAGCGATTTACCTGATGCTGTGGGAGATAAGAATACAGCCCTATTCTTGCTGACAGCATGACGGAATGCTTCTATCTGATAGTCTCTAGGAGTTATCTTTAATTTGCAGTATTCTAAGAAGCTCTTGACGAGATCATCTGTGATCTGATATGTGTGTATGAGATCAGGATCTACTTCTACTTCATAGTTACGAGACTTGGCAAACTTAGATATGTTCTGAACGAGGCCGGCATATGTCAATCCGGTCATGGTATTATATAGACGGATCTTACCATCCCAATACTTATTACGTACAGCGGGCATGAAACTTGCACCGGGTACTGTAAATGTCAGATGATCTGAGAGTTCTTGTGCTATCGAAGGTTCACAGTTGACTCTGATGAATACTTCGTTAACTTTTACGATATGCAGCTTATCTATTATCCACCCACCTTAAACTTTTCATAATCGATCGCTGCTTTAATCAGATAACCTCTATTATTTATGGCACGTATAATCGACTCTAACGCATCGACTTTTTCTTGCTGTACGGACATCTTGAGATTGCTTCTGATCATATCTTTGTCAGAATCTAGGTACATATGTACATCTGACTTCAAGATAGATAGGCGGAAAGGATCCCATCCTTGTTCTTTCAGGTCTTCTTCTGGTAGTATCCCACGATAATAATCATGCTTCAACTTCGAGAGTTCTTTGCGATCTTCTTCCATCTTACGAAGGATCAATCTCTCTTCAGAAAAATGTCGCAGATACTTGCTGTGCAGTTTAGGTAACTTCAGGCTCTCCTCACCCAATTCCGTCCTATCCATCTCACAATCTATAGCCCACATATTCAGAACATCATCAAGCGTCATAATAATCCTTTAGAGTTTTGTTATCTTGAATATCTTGTATTTGAATGTGACAGTGTTGGTCACATAGTTGACATCTGTGTCAGTCGTATTGAAGTTTATATCACCAAGAGATGTAGGAAACAGATCCTGAAATTCTATCTCTACATTAGGCATGTAAGAGCTATTGAATATCATCAGCGTAGCATCTGAAAGGACTGTCTCTTTATTGCCCGACTTGGCACCTCTCAGTTGACTATAATCATAGAAAGATTCAGGATGTCCTAGCGCTTTCAACCAATTATACACTTCAAAGTAATTAGAAAAATCTTCATCTACCTTGAACGTCATCTGGAAGTCGCCGTATATCAACTTATCACCCGCAAATGGGAGCATTTTGAATGGCGTGGGTATTTCTGTAAATCCTAATTCTACAGAAGGTAGGTTGACTGCTGTAGCAAAGAAATTCAGTGTCGGCGCCCTTGCCAACGTAAACTTGAATGCTAACGGCGAAAGAAAATTTATATTATCAGGTTGATTGGTTAGTATAGGCATAAAATACTCCTGCACATGGTACAAGAGTATTTATGTCTCGTTGAAAATTTATAGCAAAGGTTAGGTTTTAGCAACTTTACTACCAGAAATCAATAAACACAAAAGTGTTGTTGCTAACCATGTATTAAAATCCATCGGAATAGCCAGGACAGGGAACACCGTATTCAGTGCCCAGATTACAGCCAACGGGGCTAGCGCAAATATGATGATAGACAATACAACTATTCCAGCGACGTTAGCCATTTTAAAAGATTCCTTCATGTTATTTTCCTCTCAGTTTACCATTTTTTGTTTTTTTCTTACAGGCATCTCTTGCCCAGGCACGTCTTACTTACTATTCATAGCATCAAACCACAATTTAAAACTCATATGAGGCCATTGAGAATATTCATCCCCACCATTCCTACAAGTGTAAAAATCATTGTTTTTTACATAATCTACCCTTGATTTAAATTCTTCATCTGGTTCGAACGGTAAAGATTTTGCATGATCCCAAAAAGGAGTATTATATTTTGATCCATATTGATAATGCCATAAAATAAAATTTTGAATTTTATGCATTTCTGTTCTAATTGTTTTATTCGTTAATTCTCTACTTACATTATTAAATATATAATCTAAAGATTTTTCTGCTACTTCTACATAAAAACCTATTGAACTTGCTTCTAATGGTT